AAATCCAATGACCAAGGGGGTGGAGGCGGTGCTAATGGTGGTCTCTCTACCCCCCACGGTTTCCAACACATGGCCCAAGGCGGGATTTCTAGCCTCTACAACCTTGGCTCCTATTCTGATGGCGGCAGGCTCTTGCGCGGCCCCGGTGACGGTGTGTCCGACTCCATCCCAGCAACTATTGGGCATAAGCAGCCAGCACGTTTAGCTGACGGTGAGTTTGTGGTTCCTGCCCGTATCGTCTCTGAGATTGGTAATGGCTCCACGGAAGCTGGTGCGCGTAAGTTATACGCCATGATGGACAGAGTGCAAAAGGCCCGTGGGGCTACAGTAGGTAAAGGGAAAGTGGCTAAAAACACCCGTGCAGACAAGTACTTACCCGCATGACGGTATCCATAGTCCCTCCGGGTATGGTGTCCGGTGTGATACCGGCGCTGCTTCCCTACTTGGAAGAGTCGGAGAGATGGACAAAGGGCAGGGCTACAGTTGATGATATTCTGCGGTTTGTGTTGAACGGGCAAATGCAGTTGTGGGTTGTGTACGAAGAAAATACAATCTACGGGCATGTAGTTACTGAGATAAAGGAGTACCCGCGATGCAAGATGCTGACTGTTCAGTACTGTGCCGGGGAGCCTAACCACATGCAGTATGTGGATGACGAAATATTCGACCTGCTTGACAGGTTTGCTATGGATGCCGGGTGTGCCGGTGTTGAGTTCGTTGGCCGACCGGGCTGGCGCAAACAAGCTGATAAGTATGGGTTTGAGGTACGTAGTGTGATGTACCAAAAATTCTTTAAGGAAGAAACATGAGCTATTCTCGTCGTCAACTTTATGCAATGGGTGAACCCATTGGTGATTCCGTAACACGCCGTAAAGCAGGCGGCGTAATCCTTGGTGACGGTGGTGGAAGCAGCCAACCAACATCTACTTCAACAACAACGTCTGAGTTGCCTGAATGGGCGCGTGGCTATGCTAAAGATACGTTAGCTAAAGCATCCCAACTAACAGACATTAACAAAAACCCATACCAAGCATATGGTGGGCAGCGCGTAGCAGGTCTAGCCCCGATGCAGTTAAGCGCAATGCAGGATGCGGCAAGCATGTCTGCTGGGCCTGAGGCATTTAGTAAGGGTATCAGTGCTTACATGTCCCCCTACATGCAAAACGTGGTGGATATTGGCAAGCGTGAAGCTGCGCGACAGTCTGGCATTCAAGGTACGCAGCAGCAAGCTCAAGCGGCACAAGCTGGTGCATTCGGTGGTGGTCGGGATGCCATCATGCGTGCTGAGCGGGAACGTAATCTTGGTCAACAAATGGAGGATATCCAGAGCAAAGGGATGCAGTCTGCGTATGACCAAGCGGCAGGACAGTTCCGTCAAGGTATCACTCAAGGCATGGACATCAACAAGATGCAAGCTGGCTATGGCGGTATGCAGCAGGCGCAATTACAAAAGCAGCTTGATGTTGACTATGGTGACTTCCAGAACCAGATGAACTACCCATATAAGCAGTTGGGGTTCATGTCCGACATGATTCGTGGTTCCGGAGCAGGTACATCAAGTGCGTCAACGGTATATCAAGCACCGGGCAGCATGCTGGGGCAACTTGGTGGCCTTGGGGTGACCGCAATGGGATTAAGCCGGTTTATGGCTGACGGTGGTCAAGTAAAAGGATACGCTGGTGGTGGGGCTATTGAAGCTGGTCAAGATGTTGACAGCGAAGATAACATAGCGGCTATCATCCATAAATTACCTGACTCATTGTTACAGCAAGCTGCACAAGCCGCTGCGCAACGTGGCGATCAAGAAGAGTTAAAGGTAATCCAAGACGAGATGGCTATGAGGGCTTCTTTGCATAGAGGTCTAGCCAGTGTTGGAAACCGTGGGGGGTAGAGAGACCACCATTAGCACCGCCGCCATCCCCTTGGTCATTGGATTGCGTTAAAGAATTGCTATATCCGCCGGGGTTAACCCCCATACCGCCATTATCCCTATACGATCCCCTATCCATGCCACTAAAGTCAGTTGCATTAATTGCACTTTGTACCTCAGGACTTGCTGGGGTATATGCATCACCCCGTCCTGTTTCATAAGGATTGCGTGTTACTTCAGATAGGTTTTGAACCGGTGCATTTTGCAAAGCCATACGCATCCGAGCGGCGCTAGTGATGTTTCTTTCACCACCTTGTATGCTGGGGTCAAGGTAGTTTTGGAGTCGGCCTAGCATCGTGCCACTCCAGAGATTTTGCGCACCTTCAGTAAGGCTAAGCGCAGGGATACCCAAAATGGTGGAATTTGGATTAGCGTAGTAAGCTATTTTTTGTTCCGGTGTTTGGTTTTGCCAAGAATTAGGATCATTCTTCTCTGCAAGCTGCTCAGTACTCAAGCCACGGCTGCCGATGGGGCCAGTACCCTGCGGGTTGATCGCCGAGACGTTTGCCGTAGTTAAAGCTGGCTTAGTAAGTTCTTCTGGTGTAGTGTATTTAAATGGCGTATACGTTGGTGGCGCAGATGCCGCAGGCAAATTAGCATTTAAGTAATCCATGTACTCTTGGTATGCATCACGCTGGGGCATGCCCCCTTCCGCCATACCGCCATCTGCCATGTGCGTTACCCCACCCTCTGCACCGTAGTACGGCATTGCGTACGTTTTTTCACCACCGGGTGTTTTGTTTTCGTACGGGCCAACCCAGTTAGGACGGAACGTAGCCCCCGAATTAGCGTACGCACCACGGTCTGAACTTGAGGATTGCGTTGAGGTTGCTTGGCCTTGGTCAGAAGTGTCAAGCAGCATAGGAATAGCACCTGCTGCAAGCGTAGTCTTAGGCCCAAAAGCTCCGGGAGTAGTACCCATGCTTGTGTAGAAATTCTTAAACCCACCACTCAGCCCCTTACCAGCAGTGGCTAGGTTGTCCATGAAGCCTCGGCTCTCTTTATTAAGCTCAGCAGATTGCATTTGTTGAAGTTGCTGGGACAACTTAGCAGCTTGTTCTTCCGCTATTGCCCTTGTCTGTTCACTTAAAGCTTTATTAGCCGCTTGTGCTTGTGCAGCTTGGAGTTCTTTCATTTGCGCTTGTATCGCTGGGTTTTCTGCGGCAATACCTGAACCCAAAAGTCCACCAGCCAACCCTGCGCCACTGTACGCGCTCATCCCAGCTAGTAAGCCTTGTGAAAGACTACCACTACCTAGTCCGTGTATTGCACCAATACCTGCACCTACCATCCCAGCACCAATACCTTGCATACCGGGCAAGAACTCAGCAGCAGCACCTAGTGCCATTGGTAGTAAGGAGGACAAAAACCCAGCTTCCGGTAGCCCGGTGTGTGGATTAATCGTTAACGACCCCCCATGCCGCTGAGCAAGGTCTTGTAGGCTTGCTAACTCCGCAGGAGCCATATGAACAAGTTTGGTATCAGGGCCGCGACCTTGAGCAGCCATGTGATTTGCAAGTGCGTGTAGGCTCATATTTGCCTCGTAGAAAGGGGGTTAATGGATAATATCATGGCGGCAACGCCGATACAAACGATAAAGTCGCCACAACAGACTGGGTTGAGGGGCGAGTCGGGCTAGTCGAAGTAGGGTAATACTGGATCGTTACGGATGCATTTGTGGTTGACCAGTAGATTTGAATGTAATCATCTGGGTTCATGGACACATAGTAGTTCCAGCCAATAATCTCATGCGCCTCTTCTCCAGCAGCCGCGCTCTTCCTAGCCGGGATAGAAACAAAACCTGTTGATCCAACAATATCTGCGGATGAGCCACCATCGTTGCCTTGCCTTAACCAGATACTAATATCTTGGATTTGGTTATCGGTGTTTTGGAACTGGGCACTAAATTGCAGGTTATATATTCCGGGGTTTACTACCCTAATTTTTGATGTATCAATTGACACCCCGTTGGAAAAGTCCGTGGTGTTCAGCGTCATCAGCGTAGCGGTGTTTGCTGTTGTACTCTGGTCTTGGCTACTGGAAAATGCCCCGTAAGGGAATTGAATATAAGCACCGCCAGTAGGGCCAGAAAAAAGGCGGTTATAGTTATCTAACTGGTTGAAGTACAGACGCAGAACGTTGTTAAGCTGGTTAATGTAGTTAACATCGTACTCAGGCGTAGCAGCAGGCAGGCGTGGCTGTGCCGGGGGAATCAGCGGAGCAATCTTGTATTGGGGTAAAGCCATTACCGTCTGCCATCCGGTCTAATGTCAATACGGGGTGCGCCAAGCTGCCACTGCGTACCAAGGGTGTTGGAGGTGATCTGCATCTGCATTTGGCGACCACGAACCCGGATGTAAATCTGCCCAGTGAACTGATCTACATTGATAACAGAAGGGGCTGCGCCCGAGTACGTTACGTTCGCATTGCCAGATTGGGTAACCCCAGAACCTGAGTTGGTTAAGCCCTGTAGATACATGGTGACCTGCGGAGTTGTACCAGACGTAGACCCACGGAACGTCAGGTCAGGAATCATGCGGTACACAAACGCAAAGTTGTGCCCGTCCCCGATATCGTACTGGGAAGACGTAATGGATGCCTCAATAGCAGTAGCGGGGATTGTGGTTCCATCATCCACACCATTTTCATGCTCAACAATGTTGTAGCTGTATGTAGCTGCAATTGGGTAATTGCGCAGGCCGGTATCTAGCCAAGCGGTACGCGCCATTGACCCATAGTACCAATTGTCTTCAAGGTAGTTGTAGATGACGTACTTATCTACTGTGTTGCTGCCTGCCGAGCAATAGAACCACCAGACCTCATTAAAGCCTTCATTGGTGCTACCAAATACTTGCTCTGCTTGCTGAAGGTTGATATCGCTGTAGATGTACTGGCGTAGGTCGCAGCGTAAGGTTTGCACCCGTCCATCGTATTTGTAGAACTTGTCCACACCCATCCAGTAGCTAACGCCCGAAGCCATAGCCGCAGCGTTGGGGCCAATGATGGAGATGTTGTCAGCAAGAAGCTGCGTACCCCAAACGTAAGGCGGGCCAAGGTACTGCAATGAATACAGGGATGAGTCCGTCCACACCACGATTTCTTGGCGGCTTTGCAAAGTGGTGATGATTTCAGAGCCGTGCGACAAACGCACACTACCGGCCTGATTGGTGACTTGCGGGTACCATGTGGTCAAAGACTCCTGATCCGACCAGCGGATAAGCATGGGGTCTAACGTAGTACTACCGTAGTCATTTGTGCCAAACACAATCAGGAACCGGCTGGCATCAGAAATGGTAAATGTGTTCTGGTACAGCGGTACATAGGCATCTGCACCGGGTAAAGTGGAGAGCAGCGCACCTCTGGGGGAAACGGACTGTGTGCCTGATTGAGTGCCAGAAGTATTTATGTTTGCACCACCAGATGTTGCCGCAACATTGAAAGACGCAGAGTTAATATACTTAACGTAATACGTTACTCCGGGTAACAGTCCAGTTGGTAATGCCCCAGTAGTAGAAAACGTAATTGGTGTTCCATCAGCTAACCCAAGCCCACAACTTACAACGCAGGGGGACGCAATAGTCATCGTAACTGTTGAGTTTGTAAACCCAAAGGTTGCATCCCAGTAATACAAAGGAAATCCACGGGGGCCGTAGACTAAATTCTGGCCCCAGTTCATCTGGTTCCAAATACGCAAACCCGTGGCTGATATTGTTACTGGCCCACCGTTGCCCCATGTTCCAGCATTCCAAGCGCCTGCGCCCCAACCTTCAGTTGGGATATACGTACTAGAGCCGGTGGTAACTTGGTAAACAGCGTAAACCGTACCGCCGCCTGTGGTGGAGGACGACGCTGTACCCGATACACGGATGGAATACGTTGTAGAAGATATAAAGGTGAGTTGGTACTCACCCGACACCGTAACGCCACCCACAGCAGAACCACCATAAAAGGTGACGTAATCCCCGTTAACAAAACCCGGCGTTGCCGTTACTACTACCGTGGTATACCCACCAGAGTTGGTTGTTGTATTAGTGGTGAACGGGTTAGTTAGGGTGTCCGACGCTCTAATTGGTGTTATGTCGTAATACGCACCACCATTTTCAATGTAGAACTTAACAGAGGTTCCAACACCAAGCAAATTTTTGCCTGCTAGGGTTACCCAGTTCCATAGAGAACGGCAAAGACCTAAGAACGTATTGCCAGAAATTTGCAGCCAACCACCAATTTTTTCGGGTGTGCCTTGACGGAACCGCACTTTGTCGGACTCATACCAGCCACCTTCATTGGTATACCGAGTGTTTTCCCGGTTAACCCCCGGCTTGAGCAGTATTTTCTGTAATGGCATGGTACTTTAAGCGTAAGGGCGAGTCACTGCTTTGTCAATAATTAGCGTCTGGCCTCGGGGTTTACCCTTGGGGTCATTGGGCACGCTAATGTGCGTCCAGCGGTCAAACTCACGAATTAACTGGTCGAAGGGTAGTTTAGCAGCTATCACTGCTTTTACAACCTGATCTGGGGTCATGCCGGGAACACGGATGTCCGCAGCGCAGCCCACTCGATGCTGGGAAGTATCCTTGGAGCCAACTGCATCGTTGACTTTTTTAGATCGGAAGGCGGAGTTGACCATGACGGGTTTACCTCCAATCGCCACCTTGACCAACTCCAGTAAGCCAGCCAGTCGCACCAAATTTGCTCGTTCTGTTTCATTAGGGGTGTTGTCAAATTGCCGATGATCGGTTACGGTTAGCTCTTCCAAAGTGAAGTTAGGGGTCAAGTTCATTTAGAACTCCTCATTTTTTCGTATTGGTCGATGCAGGCGTTAAGGCTGCGGATGGCTTGATCTCCTCGGCTGGTGAGATCGACAAGAGCTTGAGCAATTCCTGAGTCAAGCTCGGCTCTTGTTTCTGTATTTCCACTGGCAACGGTGGTATCTGCGGGGGTATGTACTGGGCAGGTGGGGGCTTGGATAGGAACGAACAGCTTGCGCTCACCAGTAGCAATATCAGCACGCAGCTTAGTCTCTTTAGCTTTTGCAACATCGTTGGATTTCCTTAAAGTGTCGGCATACGTTTGGGCAACTTCACCCATACGCTGTTCTGTGTCCCGTGCTTGCTGGTTTAAACGGGCAATTTCAATTTGCTGATGGGTTTCTTCATCACTTGACCCCTTCCAGTACCCGCTACCAAAACTGCCAAGCAGGGCAAGGATAACGCCAAGAATTACCCAAGGGTTAAGCAAACTCACGGTTTATTGACCTCTTCATCGTCATGGGACAGCTTGATACCAGCCAGCAAACCAATGAACCCACCAACCACGGTCTGGAATGCTGGGCTGATAAGTTTAAAGATTTCGTTGTTGTCAACTTTGTCATCAAACAACCCAAACATTAAAGTAAACACCATGCTACACACCACAATGCACAAAGTAGAGGCAACCATCAGGGTTACCTTGTATGTAAGTTTTCCTCTTAATGTTTGCTCCATACCTACTCCTTATGGTTTGGGGGGTTCGTCGGTTTTCATCATAGCTTCAGTCTTGTCCTTGCTTGACTTGCTCGATCCATAGAAGAACGAAATGATGGTGGCAACTGCTGTACCCAACAGAAAGCCCAAAATGATGTTGGCGAAGTCCCTACCACCTATTGGCAGTGGAAAAAACGTCACGCAGAAAAAGTAAATAACCGAGGTTATTGACCAGAACCAAGCAAAGTAATAGATGAAATGCTTGGCAGTTGTGTCGTCGGGGCTTATGGCTGTAACGTCAAACATACTATTTCTCCATCAAAAGTGTGAACCACCAAAAACACATTGCCAGCAGCAAGATAATCAAAGCACCTGCCATAAGCCAAGTCAACAAGTCATCCAATTCCTCTTTCTTGGCCTTGGCGTTCTTCTCGTCCAATATCTCCTGCGCCTTGCGTTGTTGGATGATCCTGTTGCGCTCCACCAGCAGTTGTTGCCAGAGGTCAGCATTTCCCGACATGACAAAGTAATTGTTCAGTTCCCTCTCAGCGTCTGCAAGCTGTTTAGCATGCATCACAATCTCAAATGCAGCGGCGGTATCTGACTGCGCAAAGCTCGACTTGGGCTTGGAAGCTGCCTTCTGGACAACATCCTTGGCCTCAAAGAACTTCATCAAATCGCCGGATACGGCCTGTATATCCTTGCCCAGTGCAATAGCGGCCTTAACTCCTTTGACCGCCGCTTGGGCCGTAGCGAAAGCGGTGATCGGGTCAATCATAATTTAACCTTTAACTTTTTCGCCGCCGCGCTGCTTTGCCAAAACCTCTTTGGTAAGTTCGTATCTCTCGTTGAAGGTAACTGGAACTTGTATTTTGGCCTTGGCAAGAACTTGTTTCCTTGCAGCAATAACGTTGTTCAGGTCGCTATCGCACTTCATCCATACCGGTTGCCGCCATTTCTGCGTGTCCGTAGAGCTTGCTTTTGGGTCAATAAACTCCTGCAAGCCCGTCTTATTCATGCATACGCCGTTGTTGTATTTAACACATGCTGGGCATACAACTTCATGGGTGCGTATATCAAAAGCCCACTTGCCTTGTTTCTTGCGAATGCCGTGGAACCACAACGTCCAAGTATCCGGGGTCATCTGCACAAACCTATGGCTTGTTTTCCAGCTTCGCGGAACAATAGCTGGTGCTGTAATTTTCTTACTTACGCCGCTGTAATTTTCTTCCTCCGTATAGCCACCCTTGATGACTATGCTTAGGCTATTCCAAGGATGCGTGTGAAAGTTCTCATTGTCAATCCACTGCCCGCTATCCTCACCAACAAAGTTATGCACAAACATATTGGGCAAGTATTTGTCTTTCCATGTTTTGGCTGTTTTATTCTCCATGAAGAATACGTAGTATCGGTACATCACTACATTACCAAATACGTCTACAAAGGCGTACTTACGCCCCAGCTTCTGCATAACAAAGTCAAACAGCTTATACAGCATCGTTTTTCCTCGAAAACAATATCAGCGCGGTGTCCGTGTTTGCGTTGATGGTCTTGCTTTGAGATACAACCTCCACCGGAAGTGGAGCAGCACCTACGGATGTATCACCAGACACTACGAGCAATAATTGACCGGCAGAGGCTTCGTAACTTTGACCGGCAGGAACAAACAGTAACTGCATGTCCGGGGCGCTGTTATTGTTTAGCAGGTAGTCAAAACACCACAGTTCTGTTTCACCAACAGCTTTGTATACATAAGTGCCGCGCTTGTATGTATGCCCAGCAAACATAGTTTTATTGCAAAACTGACCGCGTTGTTCGGTAAAGAATGGATCATCGAAGCCATCCGGGAAACTGATTACAGTCCTAGCTCCCTTAATCCAAAAAAACCAATTGGAAGATAGTTCAACAGGCGTGTCCTCACGCCAAATGCTTTTGGTTTCTTCCCCATCGGCAAAATTCTGTCGATGGATATTCCACCCAAAAACAGTGTATTTGACTGCTATCATACTGTGATCTGCCCAAGGACAAACCCTTGATTTGTGCTTGCCGGGGTGGAGGGTGGGGCTTGTACTAATGCATTTATCTGGTCAAACCCAGTAGCCGAAGCAACTTCTGTTTTGCGTTCTAAAAGCCATATAGGTGCGCGGCGTTGGATTTCTTCTGCCAATGCATCACCAGTTAAGAATGCACCATTAACCACAGGTACGTCAATTGCATAGGTAGCAATGTCTTCACCAGCATTGCTGTACGTTACTTGAATCTGTCCGATAGTTGCATCGGCAGCAATAATACGATAGTCCATTAAGATTGACCTCCACCAGTTGTGCCGCCAGTAATACCCGCGCCACTGTTAACAAAAGATTTACCAACTAAGCAAGCGCCGCCAGCGCCGCCTGTGTGACTACCGGCTCCGCCATTGGTTATGGTAGTGCCAGCAGAACCTAATCCTCCGCCAGCGCCTCCGGCAATACCAGTATATGTACCAGTACCACCAGCACCCCCAGAACCAGCAGTTGTGGTAGTTCCAGCCGTACCATTACTACCGTTGGTAGCTCCACCGCTACCCCCTGTTTCGCCAGTGCCTCCACTGCCGCCGGTATTTCCTCGACCACCGCCACCACCACCGCCGCCGCTATAAGTACCGCCTTTAACATCGCCCACCGTCCACCCACCGCCACCGCCACCACCGCCACCACCGCAAGTACCAGTGTTAGTCCATGTAGTAGTCCTTCCAACGGATACCGCTGGGCCACCAGCACCGCCTGCGCCGATTGAGCTATTTAGCCAAGCATTCCCACCATTCCCACCAGCGCCAATAACTGTACCTGCGTTCGTTACGGTTACAGTGTCACCAGCAGCCCAAGATGTATTTACCGTGAATGCATACGAGCCTGTAGATGCTGACCCAATTACAACACCAGAGTTGATGACAAAAGTAACGTCTGTAGCACCTGCTTGATACCCAGTAACCTTTGCTGTATTGGCAATATAGTTCTGGGTGCTGGCGCTAATAGTTACAGTGACCTTTAACCTAGTGCCACCGCCTACAAGTAGTTGTTGTGGAACGCCCATGTTATGTCAGCCCAGAACCTGTGATAATCCAAGTCGTACTGGTCATTTTGACAGCAGTTGCGACACCATATTGCGCTAAGGTGCGGCTACCGGTTGTACCTGTACCGCCTAGGTAAAGTGTATCTGTAGTGATAGAAATCGTGACATTATTGGTGGACATGTTGATGAAAGTCACCGCAGTGCCGAGTGCATAGGCAACTGAGCCATTAGCCGGTATGGTGTATGTAGCTGCTGCCGCTGCCGCCGCATGGTATATGTGTTTACCAGCATCCCCTGCCACAAGGGTGTAATTTCCTGTTTGAGCATTTTGCGGGACGTTGATATAACCTACACCATTAGTTCCGTCTGCCGTACAGTTACTTAAATTTCCTGATTGTGGTGTGCCAAGAGCAGTTGAAACAATTTTTACGTAGTCCGAGCCGTTCCAAGCAACAATTGCTTTCTCGCCATCAACAAGCGTAACGCCGGTAGTAGGAGTTACACCCCGCACAGTTAAATTAAAACCGCCTGTGGCTGCGCTGTTATTGATGATGTACCACTTGCTGGTGATCGGAAGGTTCAAGTTACGTGCCGCTGTTTTAGCCCCTGTGATGTTTAGGATGGCGTACTGCGCAGTGGTTGAGCTGATGTTGGTAGCAGAACTTGTACCCTGCGTATTGGCTAAGGTAACGTCTGTCGTGGTAATGGTAATGCTCAGGCCACCAGCAATGGCAATGTCAAGATAAGACGTAACAGCATTGTTTACATCGTCACCCCAAGTGCCAGATTCCGTACCAGTGACGGGTTGCCCAAGGGCAAGATTGGTTGTGTAATTGACTGTCATTTATAACTCCTACTCAGTTGGGATAAGCACCCAGTCGGGTGTTTCGTCGTTCGTAATTTCTGACCATCCCGGTGTCTGATTATTACCGATATTTTGCCAATCAGCTACCTGCATGTCGTCTATCAATTTCCAGTAAACCGCAATAACTACACCTACGTCGCCGTTGGCATAATTACCTGTCAGCGCAAAACTTCTTGGCCCTAAATCAACCGAACCAACAGAACCTGCCGCAGTTACGCCAGATAACGCAACAGAAATCCCTTGAGTAACCGAGCCGACTAATCCTGTAGCCGTTAACGGGCTAATCGGAACAATTACCTGCGACGCCGTACCCTGCGCCTCTACACCCACAAGAGGCAAAGACGCAGAACTACCTACTGTACCTACCGCACCTGTAGCCGCTACCCCAGTTAAACCAAGGGATGTTTCTCCTCTGGAGACCGTACCGACTGCGCCCGAAGCTGATACACCGGTCAGGGTTACCGAGATGACTGGGCCTACTGTTCCTACTACCCCTGCTGCGGATACTCCGCTTAGACCTACTGTCCTGCTAGACGTGACTGAACCGGGGGAGCCGGTTGCTGCATCCCCACTGAGGATGGTTTCGCCGTAGCCCCAAGTGCCGTAGCCCCAAGCGCCAACGCCCCACCCAGCCATGATTTACCTTTACGTGGTAGCCAAGCGCAACAGAGCAGTCGTAGTCGTGTTGGAAGGCATAGTCAAGGTAAAGGTTCCCGCAGTAATAGTCTGGGAACCGAAGGTGTGGACACTGATTGCCTTATTGCTTTGTGTCGAGTTATAAAACAGCACGCAGTCAAACGCTGTTGTCAGGGTAACAGTTGTGTACACAACACTCGCAGAGGGTGTCCAATAACCCACGCCAGCCGTTGCCGAGGAGTTGGTGGATGTTGGCGCAGTAGCATTAGTTACCGTTACGCCGCCTGCTGTGTAGCCCGTACCAGATACTTCACCCGTTGCTGTATACGCCGTAGTTGCGGCATTGATCGTAGCCGAGGCAAGGTATAACGCAGCTTTTACTGTATCGGCGGCGCTTGTTCCACGGGTAGGAGCAGTACCAAAATTGTGGGTAGCGGTCATCAGTTCACCAAGGAACGAGGTCACCATTGTTTGGGTATTTGCCATGATATTTCCTTAAAAAGATGCGGCTTCGCCGCCAGCAAAGCTGGGCATTTTCTTTAGCGTGACATGTACAGAACGATGTACAAGTTCACTATCCAGCCAATACTCAACCCACGTTGTCAGTTCATTTTCGTTATCAACTGTACCTTCCCGCTTCTCAAGCAGGGAATCATCCATTTCACCCTTGGTGGTAGTAACGATCAATTTGAACTCCTGATAAGCGCAGTAGTTGAGGTATTTGTTGGCATAGTGATTGTAAACGTGGTAGTCGAGGTTTTATCAGCCCCAAAGTCCAACACTGCAATCGACTTATCGCCCTGAGTGGCGTTATAGATCAAAGCGCACCGGGCGGTCAAGGCGGATGTCCAA